GCTCACCGCGGCGCTGATCGAGCGCTGGCAATGGTTCGGAACCGTGGGCTCATTGGTCGCGGGCGTCCCCAATCGACGGGCCTTCGGCCAAGCTGGCCTGACCAAAGGCTTAGCCGACTTGATCGTCATGTCGCCTCTCTTGGGAGAAAAAACCGGCTGGCTCGAGCTCAAGACTGACAATGGCAAGCTGAGCAGTCCGCAATTGGAGTTCGGCCGCGTCTGCCGGGATCTGGGCGTTCCTTACGCCGTCTGCTATGGTCTCGATTCGGCGATCGAGCAATTGCGGAAATGGGGCGCGCTCAAATGACAGAAGAGCCGCGCTATGGGCCTAAGCGCGAACTCTGCGGCCATATCGGCGGCTGTCCGTTTCCCGAGTGGCCCTGTCCGGAGCTTGGTTGCTGGCTGAGAGGAACATGGCGATGCCAATCTATGAAACGCCAGCCGATCGCGCTAGGCAAAACGAAACCGCGGAAATCGTCGGCGCGCAATGGGGCTGCAAAATCCGCCGCTTTCCCGATCTGTGCGCCGTCGACTGGTATTCGGAGCGCGACGGCAAACTGACCGGCTTGGCCGAGCTCAAATGCCGCGACGAGCCCTACGGCGCCTATCCCAGCGTCTGGCTGGGCTTGGACAAATTCATGGCGCTGGCGATCGGCGTCCTGCACGTGCGGGTGCCAGCCTGCATTGTCTACCGATTCGTCAACGGGATCTATTGGGCGCCGCTCAAAATGATCGACGCGTCGAAGATCTCATTGGGCGGGGCTAAGGGCGAACCGATCGAGCCCTGCATCGATATTCCGCTCGGCGTGCTCAAGCCCTTAACCCCATCCAACACGATCGTTATGCCGCCGCTTGACAAACAACGCCAATCAGGCCCAGAAGTGCGACAGGCCCCCGAGTTCATCGGGAGCCTGTCGGAGCTAGCGCAACGGGAGCTGCCTAGCTCGTGATGACATCCGTGCAGCGGAGCCATGACCCAAAAATATCCACCTCCCCCCAAAAAGCAAGCCCGAAAGCGGAAGCCTGCCAGCTATTGGCAAGCCGTACGGCGGGCTCAGGCTCGTCGCGAGTCCGTGCGTCTCGATGAGCGCATGGCCCGTGACGCCGATCCATCTACAACCTCTACAACCACACTCAACCCTGAAGCGTAGCACGTTCTAGTTGTGTCGGTCCACTGTAGCACCTAATGACGTAAGCCTGCCCCCTGTACTCCTAGCCCTATCCTTCCCTGGTTTGACCCTTACTGCCGCCTGCCCCAGCCTCCCACTGTTCAACCCGTAGGGGTTGCGCGCGCGTAGCAAGAACCATGCCAAAGCAAGAATCATGCCAGTGCGACGTGTGGGCTTGCTTCTGGGGCGACAAAGAATGCCATTGGCCATTTTGTGAGGCTGGCCAAAAGTTTAAAGAACAGCACAATCTTCGCAGCCTGGTTATTGCGATGGCGCGGCCAACGCAGCGCTTGACAACATCGGGCCGCTCAGGCAATGTTGTCAAGCAAAGGAAAGACCATGCTTAAGCCGCTATTCCCCCATCAACAGAAGGCCTTAGACCTTCTCCGCGACTCGGTCAGGACGCGCCACAAGCGCCCGGTGATCAACATGCCAACCGCCGCCGGCAAGACCGTGCTGGCGGCGCATGTGGTGGTCGGCGCGCGCGGCAAAGACAATCGGGTGGCCTTTCTCGTTCCGGCGATTAACCTGATCGATCAGACCTTCAATCGCTTCAGCGAGAACGGCATCGATCCGGCCGACATGGGGATCGTGCAGGCCAATCATCCATGGAAGCGGCCGAGCGCCCCAATCCAGATCTGTTCTGTCCAGACGATCGCCAAGCGCGGCTGGCCGGTGGTCGACATCATCGTGGTCGACGAAGCCCATTTGATGCATGAGGCGACCAAAAAATGGATGCTGGCCGAGCCGGGCAAGCTGTTCATCGGATTGACCGCCACGCCATGGGCCAAAGGCATGGCCGATCTGTGGGATGATCTGATTCAGCCGACATCGATCCGCCAGCTGATCGATGAGGGCCGGTTGTGCAACTTCAAGGCATTCGCGCCGTCGCATCCCGATCTATCGAAGGTGCGCACGATCGCTGGCGATTATCATGAGGGCGAACTCGCCGACGTGATGGGCGAAAAGAAGCTGGTCGCCGACATCGTCCAGACGTGGTTGATGAAGGCTGGCGGCCGCAAGACCTTGGTGTTCTGCGTCAACCGGGCGCACGCCGGCCAAATCCACGACGAGTTCATGGCTCAGGGCGTCAGATCCGAATATGTCGACGCGTTCACCCCGCGCGTCGAGCGGGCGGAAATCATCAAGCGGCTGGAAAAGGGCGAGACCCAGGTCATCTGTTCGATCGGGACAATGACCACCGGCGTCGATATCCCCCCTGTCGATTGCATCCAATACGCCCGGCCGACCAAGTCCGAGATTCTTTATGTTCAATCGATCGGCCGCGGTTTGCGCGCGCATCCGGGTAAGGATCATCTGCTGATCCTGGACCATAGCGACACGACGCTCAGGCTCGGCACGGTCGATCAGATCCGCCATGACCGCTTGCGCGATGGCAAGCCGGGCAAGTCCGCCAGCGATGATGAGAAGAAGCTGCCGCTGCCGAAGGAATGCCCGAGCTGCGGCATGCTGATTCCGGTCAAAGTGAAGCTCTGCCCCAATTGCGGCCAAGCGCCGAAATGGTCGAGCGCTATTGAGACCGTCGACGGCGAACTGATCGAACTCGGCGTCCATAGCGCAGCGGCGAAATATGACGGCTGGCGTTACGGCAAACAGCCAAGGGATTGGACGCTGGCCGATAAGTCCGCCTTTTATAGCGAGCTCAGGGCCTATGGTCGCGATCACGGCTATGCTGAGGGCTGGGCGGCGCACCAATATCGCGAGCGGCTGGGCGCCTGGCCCGATCATCCATCGATTCGCTACGCCGCCTTGTTGAGCCCGACGCGCGATACGCTAAGCTGGCTCCAGTCACGGCAGATCGCTTGGGCAAAGCGGCGCGGCGCCGAGCGGAGGGTCTTGGGTCATGCGGGATGACATCCAGTCACGCGCACGGGGACGCTGGACAGGAATTCTTGCCGCAATCGGGATTAATCGCGAACATCTAAAGAACAAAGGCGGACCCTGCCCGATCTGCGGCGGCAAAGACCGATTTCGCTTCGACGATCTTAAGGGCGACGGCACCTGGCTCTGCAATCGCTGCGGCGCCGGCAATGGCTTCCAATTGATCATGAAGCTGAAAGCCTGCAACTTTCGCGATGCGGTTCTTCTCATCGAAAAGGAAATTGGCGCGGCGCCGGTCCGCCTGCCGCCGCCGACCATCGAAGACGCCAACAGAGGGGAGCGGCTGCAGGCCATTTGGACGCGCGCCGTGCCGCTCGAAGGGCCGGACGCCGCGTCGCGCTATCTGGCGAGCCGCGGCATCGTGATCAAGCCTCCGCCGACCGCGGTCAGGTTTGTCCAAGAGCTGCCCTATTACGACGGCAAGATCCGCACCTATTTCCCCACCATGATCGCCAAAGTTGTCGCCCCAGACAATAGCTCGGCCACGTTGCATCGCACGTTTCTGAACGAACAGGGAACAAAGGCTTTTGTGCTCGGTGACAAGTGCAAAATGCTGATGCCGGGCAAGATACCCACAGGCGGCGCAGTCAGGCTTGGGCCGCCCGACGAGACTCTAGGCGTGGCGGAGGGAATCGAGACCGCGCTATCCGCCGCCCAATTGCATCACATGACGGTTTGGGCTTGCTTGAGCGCCGGAGCCTTGCTTAAATGGCAGCCGCCCGAATCGACGCGTCGAATCGTGATTTTCGGCGATCGCGACGAAAGCTTCTGCGGGCAAATGACGTCTTATTCGCTAGCCTATCGGCTCAAGACCATGCGCCGTACGTTGACTATCGAAGTCGCCTTCCCGTCTGGCCAGTTCAAAGACTTCAATGACGAGCTGCGTGCTTGTTGTTGAGGGGAAAGTGGGGGCAGGGCCGTCTTTTCCTTCGGTTCCGGAGCGCGCCGGGTCGCCTTTGGTCGGGTCGCCCGGTTGCCGCCCCCACGCCTCCCTGCTAAGGATGACAAGCAAGTCATACGGAAATTGACTGATGCCGCGCATACTCGACGCCGCCGTCAAGCGCATCAAGGCCAAAGGCAGAGTCGATAACCCCTATGCGGTGGCCACCGCGGCTTTGCAGAAAGCCGGCGACCTCAAGCCCGGCTCGAACAAACCCACGGCGAAGGGCGTTAAAAGGGGTCAGATGACGCGCGCGCAGCGCCACAAGCATCCAGCTTAGGAGCAGATCATGGCCACGACTCCGCAGAAGCCCCCAACGCCGTCCCATCCGCAGCCCAAGCCTCCCGGCCAGCCGAGTCAGCCGCCCAACCCATCGACGCCCCCATCGCAGCCCAGGCCGAATCAACCGGGCTCTGGCCAACAGCCGGGATCTGGCCAGCAGCCGGGCACACCGCAGCAACAGTCGCACGATCCCTCCAAGCAGCCGAATCCGACCGGCAAAGACAAAGACGCCGATCGGGCTGATTCGGCGCATCAGGGCGATCTCGAGCGCCAGCACCGGGCCGAACAAGGCGGCGATCCTAATGCCCCGATCGGCGTCGACACGCCCCCCAGCCATCTGGGCGAACAAGGCGGCCGGCGTGAGGGCTTGGCGAACTTTGAGCCAGTGATCGACGAACAGCGCAATCGATCGATGGAAATGCAGCGCGACGGCATCGATAAGTGGATGCGCGACCATGACCCAACCATTCCAGAAGGCGGCCGGCGTGAGCAGGTGCGCGGCGTCGGCAATTCGATGATGGAGCGTTCGGAGGAACAGCGGGCGATCGATTCCGGCGTGCCCAATCCGAAAGACTTGAACAGCGAGCGGGAAGGCCAGAAGCGGCCCGATGAACAGGACAGCCGGCAATGATGACGCTGACCAATTTCAATGAGGAGCTGAATGGCCTGATCAACCAGGCCTTAGGCAATATTGGCAATGCGGTCGGCTCGAGCACGGCGTTGACCTTCACCAACATCGCCGCGGCGCTGACCACCGCCGGGACCAATGTGACCGCGCTGACGGCGACCTTCACCCACGACCGGACGATTCAAGATCCGGGCACGGCGCTCAATCCGGCCCAGCCGTAATGGCCGTGCAAGCGCCCGACGACGAAGCGCCGATCACCCCATGGGGGAGCGGCGTCGACCCATGGGCGCAATGGTGGATGCAATTTCTCAAACCGCCTGACGCCAATCAGACCGATCCGCAAGGCTACCCGATGAGCCAGGCCGGCGGCCAGATGACTCCGCCGCCGCCGACTGGCCCGGGCCTTGGCGCGCAAGTGCAGGCGAATCTCAGCAATCTGCCGGCCTTTCTCCGCAGCCAAGCGCCCGTCAGCCCATTCACTGGCGCCGGCCCAGCGCCGATGAGCATGACGGCGCCGGCGCGGCCGGTGACGCCGACCCCGCCGCCCGGACCGTTATCGCCGTCATTCCAGCCGCCGGCGCGGCCAGTGACGCCGACTCCGCCGGATAGCTCCGCCGTGCCTCAGGGAAGCCCCGTGGCGGCCGATGCGCCACTTCCGCCACGTCGACCTAGGGCGGCGGCAAAAGCCGCTCCAGCGGCCTCTGCGGCGGCTGCAGCGCCGATCAACCTTGGTTATTACATGCCGCGATCAGGCAATGCGCGCTCGGCGGTGTTCAACGCCGCCGGCGATCCGCGATTCAGGGGACCGCTATCGTCGACTTGGGGCCCGTTCGGCGGCGGCTGATTCAGTTCGGCGCTCAGTTCAGGGGCGATGAACATGCTGAGCGGCGGATCGCCCAGCTTCAACGCCTTGGCCCATTTGATCATCATCTCGAGCGACGGATCGCGTAGGCCAATCTCACAGGCGGTGATCATATAACGGCTGACGCCGAGCATTTCGGCGAGCGTCTCCTGATGAATGCCCTGAGCCATGCGATGGGCGATCAGCCCTTCGCGGCGCAACCGGTTATAGCGCTTCGTCTGATTTGGATTTCTTTGTCTTCCCATGTTGACAGGTTAGCATATTCATGTGAGCTTGACAACTTCGGGCGATTGGGCTCGGCAGACTTGAGGAATTCAGATGAAATTCACTTTGTTCGGCGTGGCGTTGGCCACCGTCCTTCTGAGCGGCGCCGCGGCGGCAGAAACGCTGACTTTTGACTTCAGCGCGCCGACTGGCGACCTGGGGACGTCTCACACGTATTTCGCCGGCGGCCAGTTCATCACCCTCACCGGGTATTCCGCCGATTTCACCCCGATCCACCTGTTCGGCAAAGACGCCGGCGGCGATGAGGAAGGCGTGGGCTTGGCCTCAGATCCGAGCGGCAAGCACGAGATTTTCGGCAAGAATCTGATCCAGATTGACGTGTCTGAGTTGCACGATCCCTCCCATTTCCAGTTCGCCATGAACTCGACCACTCAGGGCGAAAAGTGGAGTGTGTTTGGCTCGGACTTCATCAATGGACCGGAGACGCCGCTGGTCATCGATGGTCATGACGGCGCGCTGCACAATCTGGCCGGCGGCTTTCCCTTCTACAGCTTCTTCTACACCGGCGGCCCGGCTGGGACGGGTCCGGGCGGCTGCGGGCGCGGCTGTGAGGCCAATGTCCTCTTGAGAGAGTTCAAGGCCGATGTGGTCCCCATTCCAGAGCCGTCAACTTGGGCAATGTTGATCGCGGGCTTTGGCCTGTTGGCCGGACTCAGGGCCTATAAGCGAATCCCGATTCTTCGCCAATCCTGAACGGCGAAGGCTTGGGGTGGGGGAGGCCGGCGATTTGCGAACCCCCCAGTGAATGTCGGCCTCCCCTCTCTAAAAATAGCTTGACAACATGATCGCGATCAATCAAATGTTGCTTGCCAACATGGAGATCGATCATGGACCAAGAACCGACCGACGTTATTCCGGCTGAGCGGCCCGCCAGACCCGAAGGCGATCCGCTGATGACGCTGATCGCCAAGGCCGCCAGCAATCCAAAAGTCGATGTCGACAAGCTCGACCACATGCTGAGGATGTTGGAGCGCCGGGAAGACAAAGCCAAGGAGATGGCGTTCAATGACGCCTTGTCCGCCGCCAAAGGCGAATTCCCAGACATCGTCAGGAATCGTTTGGTTGATTTCGCCGGCCAAAAGGGCCGCACCTATTACCGCTATGAAGATTTCGCCGCAATCACCGACGCCGTCGATCCAATCCTGAAGAAATATGGCCTGACCTATCGGTTCAGGTCCGACCAACCGGCGCCGGGCAAGCTCAGGGTGACCTGCATCGTCACCCATAAGCATGGCCATCGGGAAGAGACTTCGCTCGAAGTCGCCGAAGACACCAGCGGCAGTAAGAACGCCGTGCAAGCTATCGGCTCTAGCGCGACCTATTTGCAACGCTACACGCTCAAGCTGGCGCTTGGCCTGTCAGTGACCACGGACGACGACGGCCGCGGCGGAGTAGACAATACGACCGCCGATCCGACGATCGACGACGATCAGCTGGTTTATCTTCAGGATTTGATGCAACAGGCTGGCTATCGCCGAGAGACGCTTGAAGACTGGGCCGGTTGCAAGCTCGAAGCAATGAAGGTCAAGAAATACGAAGAAGCGCTCTTCAATCTTAGGGCAAAAATCCGCAAATCTGCCGTTCAACATGAAGACGCGCGTGACGACCGATGAACGACGTCGCCTTTATCGCCGAATACGGATTGTCGCCGCAGCATATCAAGCGCCGTCTAGGCAAAGCCACGGCGTCGCGGATGAAGGATATCTGCCGGCGACAGAAGAAGGGCGGCTACTACGCCGAGCGGGAAATCTATCTCAAGGAACTCACCTATGAGCAGCTGACCAACCGGGAGGTCAATCACTTTCGAACGTCGGCCATGCAGCGCGGCATCGAATTGGAGCCGCGGGCGCGCGCCACCTATGAACTGAGAGAAGGCGTCACGGTTGAGCGGGTCGGGTTCGTCGATCATCCGACCTTACTCATGAGCGGCGCGTCGCCCGATGGACTCGTCGGCGATTACGGTGGCCTAGAGATCAAGTGTCCGGAATACGCCGTCCACCAGGAAACATTGATGGCGGAACAAATCCCAGAGGACAACCTCTGGCAGATGCACTGGAATCTGGCGTGTCTGCCCGAGCGCCAATGGTGGGATTTCGTGTCTTTCAACCCCGATTTTCCCGCCAGCATGACCTATTTCGACAAGCGGCTGAGGCGCGATGACGCCGTGATCGCCCAGATGACGGAGGAAGTTGAACTCTTCCTGCAGGAAGTCGACCAGCGCGTCGCCTATCTCATGGAGCGCTACGGTGCGGCTTAAGAAGACCATCACTGAGGCCAATCGGGCGGAGATCGTCAACGCGGTGCAGAGCTGCGCCGCCGGCTCTCAGATCGATCTCATCGACGATCCACGCACCCGTGAGCAGAACCGGCTAATGTGGTGGCTTTTGACCGACATTGCGCAGCAGAGGCCGATCGGCGACGCGATGCACCCGCCCGAGCACTGGAAATGCGCATTCATGAAGGCGATCGGCGTCAAACTGGAATTTATCCCATCGATCGACGGCTACGGCGTCGTGGCGGTCGGTTATTCGTCGGTCCGGCTCAGCAAAAAGAAAATGTCGGAAATGATCACGCTGATGTACCAGAAGGGCGACGAATGGGGCGTCCATTTCCGGATCGATCAAGGAAAGGCCGTCGCATGAACAACGAAAAGCGCCATCATTTACTCAACAATATCAAGAGTTTGGTCGATCAGTTGGGCGACGATTCCGATGGTCCGGATCCAGAGATAGGTCGGGTCGTTTGGCCGCCTAATGAGCAGATGAGCATCGATGACGCCATGGCGACCCTGTTCGACATCGAAGATTGTGAACTCGATCTTACCTTGTACGACGAGACCGGCAACACGCTGACCGATGAATGGATCGTGACGTTTAACGGCACTCAGTTCTATCCCGATTCGCCGGGCTGGTATGCCCGCAAACCGCTCAAGGCGATGATTGAAGACGAGCTTAAGCAGTGGGAGCCGGATGAAGTTCCGGCTTCACCGCGCGGCCGCATATTGCTGCGCCTGCTCGCGGCCTTTGATGAGCCTTGAGCCATGCGGCAAGAATTCTCCGATGGCGTGATGCTCGAGATCATCCGGCGCGCCACCGACCAAGACGAAAAGACGCGCTGCGAAAATTGCGGCCTATGGGTTAAGAGCCGCAATGAATTCGAGATCGACCATACGCTGTCTGAAGGCATGCGCCCGCTGGGCGAAACTATGCGGCCGCGACTGACGGCTAAAGACGGTCAGTTGCTCTGCCTCACTTGCCATGATGAGAAGACCAACGACGACAGTCAGCAGCGCAGCAAAGCCAAGCGGCGGGAGATGAAGCAACCACTGAAGGTGGTCAAAGGACTGACCAATATCGCCCGGAGGTTCGGGCTGAAGTGAAAGGAAAGACCAATGGGCGATTTGATAGTAGCTGCGACCTTAGGCCTATTTGGCTTTGTCGCCATCGGACGGTTGACCGGATGGATAAAGGACGACGATTATTATCCTGAATCCGCGTTCCGGCCCTCCGACCTTATATTTGGCCAAGATGGGTCCATGGACCCGGGAATTGAACTTCTTCTGCTAGTCGCCGTTTTCTGGCTTTTAGCGGTCGTGGGTATTTGGTTCTAGTATCGCCCCTGCGCGCCCTGATAAGCGCTCAGCGCGCGCAGGGCGTCGAATAGGCTCTGACTGGGCTTCTTGGGTCGGAACGGAACGCCCTCAGTCAGTGTCTTCCGGGCGGCGGCTTGGACCGCCGCCCGGTCCCACATGGCTGGCTTGAGATACGGCGCGCCTCTGTGGAGGCCGTAGCCGCCGATTAAGCCGATCGCTACTTCTTCAGCGATTTTTGCCGGATCTTCATTGCGCCCAACGATCGCGCCGCCAATGCCGCCCAAGACCGGATAGGCTAGGTGACGCAGATCCCAAGGCGACGGCGCTGCGCTAGGAGCGTTTCCGGGCATTTGGCCCAACGCAGCCCAGGCTTCATTAGTCGGGCTGCCGGTTGGCGAATAGCGCAGGCCTGCCTGAGTGTTCCTCCAATCCTGCGCCGCAGGCCCGACTCCGGTCCCGCCGCGAGCCGCAATATCCTGCATCTGAGCCAGCCGCTCTGCGTCCATTTCCCGGCCGTGGGCAAGATTGCCCGCCGCACGCGCCGCCGCCGCCTCACCAGGAGCCGCCGCGCGCGCCGCCGCCGCGTTCCAGGCCGGACCGGTCTCGATGAAATTGTTGAGCGCGTTCGCCACCTTCGGCGCAATAAGCTGATCCTCCAGCGAGCCCCTTTGGCCAGCCGTCGCCAGCCGTTTTCTGGCTCGCTCCAGCTCGGCCATGCTCATCATTGGATTATCGTTGATGTCTTGTACAATGGCCTTAGTCGACGTGGCCAGATCCTGCGTTCCCTGACTGTATCCGCCCCAGACTTTATTGATCGGCGGCATATAGTCGTAGCTGGCGCTAATGTCGTCCAACGGCTGGAACGCCTTTTTCGTCGCCGCCGTGAGCTCGGCCGCAGACGGCCCGATGTCCGGCTTTGCTGGCAGGCGAAGCCGGCCGAAGGGCCCGGTGACTGCGCCAATCGCGCCGCCGATTCCCGCTGCTTGGGTGGGGTCTTGGCCCTGACCAATCGCGCCAAGCGCGCCAATGCCGCCCTGCTCAGCCGCTCCGCCGATTCCGCTGGCGACCCACGGCGCAACTTTCGCGCCAGTCACCGCGGCAACGCCCGGCGTGACAGCTTTCGCAATGCCGCGGCCAATGCCCATGGCTTCGCCGCCCACCCCTAAGCCTGCGCCGCCCAAGACTTCGCCAGCTCCCGCCATCGGCGTGCTCGCGAGCCGCTGCTCAGCCCCAGCCGCATCAACCAGCTTGCCGCCAAATGGGATCTGGCCGATCGCCACACGGCCCACGTCGGCGGCTTGCTGCAGCGATTTGCCGGCTTGCTGCCCTGACAAATCCGGGCTGATGTCACTGGGCCCAGTCGGCCCGCCCCAAGCAAGCCCGAGCAGCCTTTTCCAATTCATCGGCGCTGCCGGCGCGGCCGGCGCTTGAGCTGAGGCGGCAGGTTTCACATATTGCGCCCATGGATCATCGCTCGACGATGCCGAATTCGTCGGCGGCGCTAGATATTGCTCCCATGGGTCGGCCATCGTCGGACCTATTTAGCGTAGCCCGTCTCACCTTTGTGCGGGCCAGAAGGAATGATGAATGGGGTGCCGGGCGCGAGCTTCGCCACATCAGCGGGCGATGTAACTTGAACCGGTTGGCCTGCCGGCGCGGCGGCTGGTGCGGTCTCACCGCGCTCAGACGGCAGGGCGCCGCCGCGATAACCAGGCTGGCCAGGCTGAAATTCTTTGCTCAAAGACCCCTCATATTGCGGATCCATGGTGCTGAGATAGCCGGCGGCCCCATGCAAGTCCGCGATGCTCTTGCGCGTCCAATTCCGGACGTCGTCGAGCGCCGACATTATCGGGCCAGAGCCGGAGCTGAGATTGCCCGTCTGAGTAAACCCGCCGGCCATAGTTTTGGTGATCTGCTGCGCCCGACGCCCGCCGCCGATTTCCGCCGCAGCCTGCGTCTTCAAAGCGTTCAATTGCCGCAACTGATTTAACGCTTCCGCCTCATCAGAGGTTAGCCCGCCCCAGCCCGGCGGAATGAGATGCGTCGCAGCAAAAGCCAGCATGCTGTTCTGGTCTTCCTGCGAGCGCGCCGTCCACTTATCCAAAGCCGACTTTAAGGGCGCAGCATAAGGCCCATCATGCAGCGCCGTCGCTAGATCTTCGACATGATGCAGCACCGAAACGTTCTTGTCGAAATTGTTCTGCTCGGCCGCAACATCCTTAGCAATCGTTTGATATTGTGCATTCGAGCCCTGCATATAGGGCGGGATCGGCGCTCCCGGGTTCTGCTTTTGATAGGTTCTGACGTCGAACTTCTGCTGCGCGACCGGCCCGCTCCCGAATCCCGCCTGCTGCAGGGTGAGCTTGTTCAGCGACTCCGGATCGGTCAGGAACAACGACTTGGCCTGATCGAGCGTGATGTCGTTGTCTTTGGCGATTTGCGGCAACTGATTCCATAGCGCCTGCCGGCTCCCCATTTGCTGCTGGTAGGTCTGCAGCTTGGCGATCTCACTGAACAACTGACCCGGATCCTGCGACGGCGGAACCAGGAGCGCATTGCCCTGCGGGTTCCTGCCGGGATAAAGCGCCCCACTAAGCCCAGCCAGACCGCGATAGAACATTTGTTCAGAGCGGTCACGATTGTACAGCTGCAGCAGCATCTCCGGCGTCAGCTGGATTTGCGACTGGCCGCCGGGCATTGGCCCAAGCTGACCCATCGGCGCTGAGGCCGCGGCCGGTTGCGCGTCGGGCGCCGGCATATTGGCGGCGAGCGGGCTGGCCAGCTTGGCGTTGGTCGCCGCTTGATCCGGCGTGCTCTGCAAGCTCTGCGGCTGCGCTGGCGCTGCGGGCTGACCGGGCGCCCCTGCAGGCGGTGCGGGAGGAGGGTTGGCCCCAGGGGCGCCGGGCGGGCCTGCCGGGGCTTGAGGAACCCCAACGGGCGGCGCGGGTGAATTACTGCCGGGCTGACCTGGAGCCTGCCCCAGGCCAGCCAGAAGCTTCTGACGCGGGTCTTGCTGACCAAAGACCCCAGTCAACAGATCGAACAGGCCGGGCATGTCAATACCCCAATTGCTTCAGCGTGCTGGCGAAACTCTGCTGGAAGCCGGCGCCCGGCCCAGATTGAGCCGGATTCCAGTTCGCTAGGAATTGCTGCAACACGCCGGGCCCAGGCTGACTCTGTGGCGCAGCTCCGGGTTGCGCGCCAGGCGTGGTGACTTTGCCCGGATTGGCCAGCATGCCGAGCACCGTGTTGTAATCCATCAATGGCTGACCGCCGCTGCTGGTCGGCTGGGCCGCTGCTGGCGCGGCTTGCTGCCCAGCGTTTTGGAATCCCTGCCCGACTTGCGAAGCATGAACTTGATCGAGATAGGGATCGCCGGTCGAAGGTCTGGCGTTGGGATTGTTCATATTGCTGAGCGCGTTCCAGCCCAACAGCTGATTGATCATCGGATTTTGCGCCGGCGCCGGCGCTGGGGCCGGCGCAGCGGCGGGCGGCGGCGTGCTGAGCGATACGCCCGGCGGCGGCTGGATCGGCTGGCCCATGGCATTGGTTGGCATGCCAACGTATTGCGGCGGCCACGGCAAGGCTTGCTTGGAGTACCGGCTATACGGGTTCATCCATTGACTGGCGTCAAAGACCCCATAGGGACTGGGATTGAACGGCTTAATATCCGCCATAGCCGCCTCCATAAGAGCCGTACGGGCTCTGCCCCTGAGCCTGCTGCATTGCGATCTGTTGCACGAGCTGCATCAGCATCGGGTTCTGGCCAAATGGCTGCTGGGCCTGCTGCTGACCAGCGCCGGGCGCGCTCGAGAATTGTCCGGGCGTCGAAGTCAGACCGACGCCATAGACCGGCGGCGGCTGATAGCCCATGGCCTGCTGCATCTGCGCCGCTTGAACCATGTCCGGCCGATGCAGCGGCAGCGGGTTTAATTGGAAGTCAGGCGCTTGCGGCGGCTTGTCCGGCTCGGCCGGCTTTTGCTGATCGGCTGGCTTGGGTTTCCCGAAATCTGGCGGCGTCACAGTCGACGGCGCGGTCCCCATGGCGGTCCCGCCAGCAACCATGTCGC